GTAAAGATAATTTAAGTCCTTTGAAAACAGTTTTAATGTTATTAAAAGAACTAAAAAAGGAAGAGGAAATAGATAGGGAAAGGTACTTGTCTAAATCTTTGTTTTTTGAGAAAAAAGTGAAGAAATTCAGCTTTGGGATGAAGACAAAAAAAGCAAATAGAGGTAAAAACATAGACGAGCTTTTCGAGCTAGAAAACTTATCTGACGACTGGTCTAAAAAAGAAGAGTTTCATATATCAGATAGTGATTATAGGCAATTGGCGTTTTTTACCAACGAAGAAACTCATTGCTTAATAAAAACTTGCTTACAAAGCAAGTTCATAATCAATGGTAGTATATTTAAAAGGGTTTTAAAATACATAACAAAAACTACTAAAATAAAATTACCTAATCTAATAATTGTTTAGATTCGTTTTTTTAAAAAAACGTAAGTTTTTTTCAAGTGACTCTGATCAATACGGTTTCTTATATAACCATTTTAGTATCGAAATCTATCTCTAACTTGTATTGAGACTTGTACCAAGACAAATCAGGTGTTCTTAAACAAGATGGAGCTGGTGGATGATGGAGAAATGCTTTAAGAGTGTAAAACAAGCATTCGTTCAAGATATTTTTTAATTGCCTCTTGTTAGAAGCCTCTTGAAGGTAACCACAAGTGGTGACCTTCAAAATTGGTAAAGAAAATCTTCCAAAAAACCAAGTTAATGAACCTAAAGTTGAGCTAGGTATTTCATTGCTAACAGAGGAAACAAATTCTTCTCTTATGCAAAAGAAATTGAGAACATTAGCTCTGGTAAAAGAATTGTGAGTTTTAAAATCATGTAAGATGTCATGAGGATCAAACTCTTGATTACCAAATCCATCGTATGACGCCAATAAGCTGTCAACGAAAAGTTTTGAATCACAGCTTAACATACATCTGTACTGAGTAGGTACAGTTTCACAGAAACTAATAAATTTTTCAATGTTTTGTTTCTTTTGAACACTAACTGGAACTGATTTAACAGCAATGGGTCTAAGTTGAGCAGGTTTCTTTTCAACTGAGATAGTCTCGGTTTTTTCTAGACAGATTAGAGAGAGCATCTCTGGGAGTTTAGGTCCATAATGAAAAGATCTGAGAATTAAATTGTCATCACAAATCTTAAGGACTCCTTGAGGAATTGGCAATCTGCCAAAGAGGTCTAAGTAACCAGAGATTTCACCTTTAAATTCATTAAGGTAGAGAATTTTCGATTTACATTCTCGAAAGTAATTGATGGTGAAAACATTTGTTTTAACCAAAGTAAAATAATCGAAAGGTAACTTTGAAACATCATAGTCATAATCGAAATCAGCAAACAAGTAACAATTGTTAAGTATTGAATCACGTTTTTCGTGGCCTCTAGCTATCATAACTAAGGCTTCAACAACGAGATCAAACTTTTTAAGATCTTGTACTTTAATCAAAACTTTTTCACCCTTCAAGAGAAGGCAAATAGCCCTCTCGAAAGTGAAAGAACCGTGATGTTCAAAGTCATTC